TTACAAACCATACAAAAAAGGCGTAGAGCGCATGGACCTGATAGTAGCCGGAATCAACGGCTTGTACGTTGCCATGAAGAATGAATTGCCGGGCAATGCGTACGACGATCACGGCGTTATCTGCGTATAAGGAGCAAAGCTATGAGGTTTTCAGTGATCATTACGGCTCATAACCTTGAGGACTATATAGACCAGGCAATTATGAGCGTGGAAAAACAGTCATTTACAGACAGAGAAATCATCGTTGTTTGCGACGCGTGCACAGACAGAACCGTGCAATTGGTTCAGAGCCATAGCGTTAGGCTCATAGAGGTAAGTTTGTGCGCCCCAGGACTCGCCAGAAACGCAGGGTTAGACGCTGCGCGCGGCGAGTATGTTTTATTCCTAGACGGAGATGACATTTACCTGCACAATTACGCGCTAGAAATGATCGACAAGGCGTTGCACGAAGTGCAATTAGACGTGCTCAATTTCGGGTTTATCTATGGTCAACTCGGCTATGCGCCGTCTCGGCACCCAAGCGGAGGGGTATGGATTAACGTATGGTCGCATGCGTGGCGCAGGTCGTTTGTTGGTGCGGAACGATTCGGAACCGCGCGCTATGCAGAAGACGAGGAGTTTTGCAAGCGCATGTTCTCAAAGCCAATGAAGATGGGCGAGTGGAACACCCCACTTGTATTCTACACATACCCGCGGGCGGGATCTCTTAGCGAGGAGGCAGGCAGCAAATGAATCTCATCGATAGAGTGCGCGCGGCGACACGAATAATGTTCACAAACGAATCAAACCTTATAACGCCGGAAGAATGGTTGACGGAACTGATCGGAGGAAAGCGCAGTAAGTCGGGAATCATGATAAACGCGAAAAACGCGATGAGCTGCGTTGCGGCATACGCCTGCGTCAACGTCCTATCGTCAACACTGGCTTGTACGCCACTGCATGTTTATCGCCAGATCGAGGGGGGAGGACGGCAGCGATTCCGCGAACACCCCGTAGATAGACTGCTTTCGCGCGAATGGAATGAGTGGCTGACTGCGTTTCGTGGATGGCGCGTGTTCATGGTCAATGCTTGCCTTACGGAAGCGGGATATATCGAGGTAGTGCGGAAAGCCGGAAGGCCGGTTGAACTGTACCCGATGCCAACAAAATTCGTGAGAAAGAGCATAAACAAGCGCACGCTTGAACCTCAGTACACCGTGGACATGGGCGACGGAGACCCGCGCACAATACGGGGAAACTGCATGATTGAGGTGCCGGGGTTAGGGATGGATGCTTTTACGGCATTCGAACCGATTACCCTGCTGAAAGAGGCGCTGGGTTTGGCACTATCAGCAGAAGAGTACAGTTCCGAATTTTTTGCGCAAGGAACACACCCAACTGGAATCATTACATATCCGGGTTCCTTAAGAAAAGCAAACGACGAAAGTTTCAAAAAGGACTTGAGAGATAGTTACTCGGGGTTGGGCAAGAAAAAGCGGCTCATGATTCTGGAAGAGGGTCTGAAATTTGAAAAAATAGCAACGAGCCCATCAGAGGGACAAATGATAGAGGCGCGCAAGTTCCAAGCAACGGAAATGGCGCGCTTTTTCAATGTTCCGCCACATAAGATCATGGACTATGACAGGGCGACGTGGAGCAATGTAGAGGAAATCAACGCCTCGTTTATTACCGATACCATGTTGACATGGTATCTACAAATCGAACAGGCGGTTATGCAAGTTTTGCTCAACTTTGAAGAAGATCGAAAACAAGGCGTATATGCAGAGTTCGATACGAACATGTTTATGCGTGGGAAACTTTTGGATAGGTATACAGCTTATCAAAAGGCGATCATGTACGGGTTTTTAACGCCGAATCAGGCGCTTGCAAAAGAAAACATGCCGTCGTTCCGCGGGGGCGACAAGCACTGGATGCCGAAAAACATGCAGCCCATTGATGAGGAAACACAGAAAACGCCAGAGCCGCGAAAGACATAGCAAGGAGGTAACCAATGAAATTTTGGAACGTAGTTGAGCAGGCTGGAAAAGATCCTGAAATCCGAATTGAGGGTGTAATAACCATGGAGCAGGATTTCTGGGAATGGCTATTCGGGAAAAAAGACCGATCCATGACCGCCATAGAGAAAGAACTACAAGCCCTCAGAGGAAGAAACATCACGGTATACATCAACAGCTACGGGGGCGAAGTGTATGCCGGTGCGTTGATTTACACGGCGCTCATGGAACACGACGGAAAAGTGACCGTCAAGATTCCTGCTGTGGCGGCAAGTGCCGCATCGGTCATCGCAATGGCAGGTGATGTTGTCTTAATGTCGCCAACCGCCATTATGATGATCCACAACCCCCGCACACAAGCGGAAGGTGAAGCAAAAGACATGCTCAAGGCTGCGCAGGTACTGGCCGAGGTGAAAGAAACTATCATGTCGGCATACACTGCGAAAACAAAGCGGTCACGCGAAGAGATTGCAAACCTCATGGACGAGGAAACGTGGATGGGTGTATCCAAAGCTAAAACGCTTGGATTCGTGGATGAAGCGATGTTTGAAGAAGAAGACACGAACAATGCTACTATGGCAAATATCGCAACGGCACAGAAAATCTACAATGCGTTAGCCTTGAAACCTGTTGACATGGAACGGATTCGGCAAGCTCTTGCAGAGAATACAACGAATAATGACCGCCCCGACGAGGGCGGTTTAAATTTGCCCGAAGACAAGCCGGAGAAGCCAACCACCGGCGAAGAAACCGTGGCAGAACCAACGCCGGAGGATGCTGCAAAAAGCGGTATGCCTTACGCGCAGTACACCTGTTTACTAAAAAACGCACAAATGAGAGGAGATTTCAAATGCTAAGGGTAACCGACGAACACAAAGCGGCGCGCGCGGACGCACTCAAGAACATGCAGGATATCGCCAAAGAGGCAGAGAAGAACCCGAACAAGATGATGAATGCCGATCAGGCAACGAAGTTTGCGGCAGCGCAGGCGGACTTCGATGCCAGAGACGCGGAAGTCAAGCGTCTGGAAGCCATGGACGCCGCCGAACAGGCCGCCGGCCTTTTCACACCGGCAGGAGACAAACCCAAAGACGAAACGCGCGCGGGATTTTTGAACTTCATTCGTTCGGGTGACAAGTCTGGCGTAAAGTTTGAAAACGCCATGAGCACCGGCTCGTCCAGCGCGGGAGCATTGGTTCCGACCACGCTTGCAGACATGATCATCAAGGCCATGTATGACGCAGGCGTCATGCTCACGTTGGCCGACACCATCACCATCGGCGCGCAGAACGACATCGCCGTATCGGGAACGGAACCGACCGCCTATTGGACGGACGAAAACGCCGCTGTCACCGCGAGTGACTTGACACTCAGCAAAATCACGCTGGTGCCTAAAAAGCTTTCGGCGCTGGTGACAGTATCGGAAGAACTTGTTGATGACAGCGCATTTGACATCGAGTCGTATATCTCCGAACGCTGCGGCATCGCAACTGGGCGCGAAGAGGAGAATTGCTTCATCAACAGCACGGCGTCCAACAAGCCGACCGGCTTTATGGTTAGCGCCAGCGTCGGTGCGACGGCGAGCGACACGACCAATCATACGTTCACCTACGAAGACGTGGTGTCCCTGTTCACCTCGGTGAAAGCCCCGTACCGTCGCAAGGGAACATTCCTCGGTTCGGACGCGGCACTGAAACAAACCATGCTGCTCAAAGATGGAGCGGGACAGTACATCTTCCAGCCGTCCTACGAGGCAGGACAGCCGGACAAACTGCTTTCCAAGCCGTTTGTTCAGTCCGAATACATGGCGGCAACGCTCGCGGCGAATGCAAAGCCGCTGGCGTTTGGAGACTTCAAGGCAGGATACAAGATCGGAATCCGCAAAGCGATGTCTATGCAGCGCCTCGTGGAACTCTACGCCGCGAACGGGCAGGTTGGGTTCCGCTTCTGGCTGCGTGTTGACGGAAAGACCGGGGACACGAACGCGATCAAGGTTCTCAAGGTGGTTTAACTGCCAAGA